TACTTTACCCGCAGAGGTCTGGGACTTACGACTAGGTCCAGTTATTTGGGAAAAATTTAGAGACGCTTATCCACAAGAACTTTTTACATCACAAGATAGAAAAAGATTACAAAACTATTTTTATTTTAAATTTGTGAATTTACCAGCAGAACAATTTATGGATGTGGCTAAAAAAATATTATCTGGTAGTGATGAGGGTAAACAAATAGTTAAACAAATGGTGGATGAAATTGTACAAGAACTTAAAGATGAGGATTATGAAGAAGCGTCAGGTGAAGATAGAGTAACAAGTGATGATGATTTTGCAACCGATATTCTATCTACTATCGAAAAACCAGAATTACCAGAACCAACACAAACAGTAAGCCCTGAGGAGTATGACGTAGATACTATTTTAGATAAAATTTCTAAAAAAGGGATGGAATCTCTTACACCAGGTGAATTATCTTTCCTACAAAGTTTAGGGGGTTAATCTTTTAGTCACTAACCCTTTTTTTCGCAATTTATTTTCAGATATTTATAGGTATGGACCGACAACAACAAATATTCGAATATGCTAAATGTCATAAGGACACACCTTATGCTATAGAAACGTATTTGGAGACCTACGACAACACCCAAAGTAAGTACGTCCCATTCAAACTGTTTCCAGAACAAGAAATGATGTTAAATAACTTTGAAAAGTATAATGAAAACATCACTAAAAAATATAGACAAGCGGGTGTATCCACTGCAACAGCAGCGTGGATATCTAAACAGTTACAATTTGCTTCTAAAACAAAACCAGAAAAAGTTCTAATATTAGCTAATAAATTAGATACTGCACAAGAGTTAGCGAATAAAATTAGACAGTTTTTGAATCAGTGGCCTGAATGGTTAAATGTTGGTTTCTCTAAAGAAAAAGATTCACAAAGACACTATAAGTTAAATAATGGTTGTGAAGTTAAAGCTGTCGCGACATCAGTCGATGCACTGAGGGGATACACACCAACAATTTTGATATTTGATGAGGCCGCTTATATTGAAGCGGGTGATGACTTATGGGCAGCTTGTATGGCATCCCTATCAACAGGGGGTCAAGTTATTGTCATCTCAACACCCAATGGTTATGATAAAATATATTATGAAATTTATGACCAATCCATACAAGGACTTAATAATTTTAAAATATCAGAATTACACTGGGAAAATGACCCTAGATTTACCTCAGATTTAGTTTGGGTTAAAACGAAGGATATTGTTCATTACATGTTAAATAGAGAAGATTATGACGATAACTTAAACATTCCAGAAAAAAAACTAGAACAGTTTCCTCACTTATTAAAAAAAGGGTATAAACCTTATTCTTCTTGGTTTGAATCTATGTGTAAAAAATTAAAGTTTGATAGAAGAAAAATATCTCAGGAATTAGAAAGTGCTTTTTTAGGTTCTGGTGATAATGTTATACCTATAGACACTATTGAAAGAATAAAAGAAACTATGGTTGAAGAACCATTAGAGAAATATGCTAGTGGACAATTATGGGTTTGGGAAGAAGCACAAATAGGCCATAAATACATTATGGGTATAGATGTTTCTAGGGGTGATTCAGAAGACTTTACTTCTATATGTGTTATAGATTTTGACGAAAGAAAACAAGTTATGGAGTACCTAGGTAAGATACCACCTGATTTAGCTGCAGACCTAGCATTTAAATGGGCAAACCTATATAAAGCTTACATAGTAATTGATATAACTGGTGGTATGGGTGTCGCTACATCAAGAAAATTACAAGAATTAGGGTATAGGGACCTGTATGTTGAGGGGGCTAATTCTGCTGATAAGTGGAAGTATAACCCTAAACTTTTAGAAAAGATACCGGGAATAAACTTTAACAATAAAAGAAGTCAGATTGTCTCTGCATTTGAGGAAGGGTTGAGACATGGGTTTATTATAAAATCTCATAGATTATTAAATGAATTGTATACTTTTGTTTATGTTAATGGGAAACCTAATCACATGAAAGGTAAACACGATGATTTGATTATGGCAATGGCTATGGCCTTATACGTTGGTGAAAGTTCCTTCTCTCAATTAAATAAAGCAGATGAAATGACAAGAGCTATGTTAGATAGTTGGGTTAAGACTGAGGACGCACCTAAACAAGTACCTGTAGAACTAAGACCTAAACCAGATTCTAGTGTTCTTTCAGCTCACATAAAACCTAACACCACACCCAAACATCTATATAAAGAGTATGGTTGGTTGTTCGGTACTAAAAAAAGGTGATGTTGTTCACTATTTATAATATAATTGTTACTATTAAACCATGGCAGAAAAATTAACAGTATTTCAAAGATTAGGTAGATTGTTCGGACCACAAGGTCCTAGAACAACACAATCTACATTTAATCAATATAAATTTTCAAAACAAGATTTATTAAAAACAACAGATAAGGCTGAATTTGATGCTGCAAAATTAGAGGCTCAACAAACAGCTTATTTAGCTAAACAATGGGAAAAGGTGGATAATGAGTTATATACACAATCCATTTATTACGAACCAACCAGATTAGCTTCTTATTATGACTATGAATCTATGGAGTTTACTCCTGAGATTTCAGCAGCATTAGATATATACGCCGAAGAGTCTACTACCCCATCTGAAGAAGGTTATATACTTACTATATATTCTGAATCAGCAAGAATAAAATCTATTCTAGCTGACCTCTTTAATAATATTCTAGACATAAACACCAACCTACCGATGTGGACTAGAAATACTTGTAAATACGGTGATGATTTTGTTTATTTAAAAATAGACCCAGAAAAAGGGATTATAGGTTGTTACCAACTACCTAATATAGAGATAGAAAGAGTAGAAAGTGGGTCATACCCGAATGTAAGTGGTAATGATGAGGGGAAAGAAAGAAAACTTAAGTTTATGTGGAAAAATAAAGAGTTAGAATTTAACTCTTGGGAAATGGCTCATTTTAGATTGTTAGGTGATGATAGAAGATTACCTTATGGGACTTCCATGTTGGAAAAAGCTAGAAGAACTTGGAAACAATTACTTTTAGCGGAGGATGCGATGTTAGTTTATAGAACATCTAGAGCACCAGAAAGAAGAGTATTTAAGGTATTTGTGGGTAATATGGATGATAAAGATGTGGAAGCTTATGTACAGAGAGTCGCTAACAAATTTAAAAGAGACCCTGTCGTTGACCCTGAAAATGGAAACGTAGATTTAAGATACAACCAAATGGCGGTGGACCAGGACTTTTTTGTTCCAGTGAGAGACCCAGCGGCCCCTAACCCTATTGAAACATTACCTGGTGCTACTAACCTAAGTGAGATTGCGGATATTGAGTATATACAGAAGAAATTATTAGCAGCTTTAAGAATCCCTAAAGCCTTTTTAGGTTTTGAGGAGGTTGTAGGTGAAGGTAAAAATCTTGCTTTATTAGATATTAGATTCGCGAGAACCATAAACAGGATACAAAAATCCATGATTCAAGAATTAAACAAGTTAGCTATTATTCACTTATATATCTTAGGTTTTGAAGAGGAACTGGATAACTTTTCTTTAGGATTAGCTAACCCATCAACTCAAGCTGACCTTCTTAGAATTGAACAATGGCAAACTAAAATTACCCTATATAAAGACGCGGTTGGTGACCCAGGGAATGGAATTGCTCCAGTCTCTAGTACATGGGCAAAGAAACACGTACTCGGATTTAGTGATGAAGAAATTAAACTAGATTTACAACAACAAAGATTTGAAAAAGCAATAGCTGACGAATTAGGTAAAACAGCTGAAATTATTAAAAAGACGGGGGTATTCAATAGTATAGATAAACTTTATGGTGATATAGAGAAAACTGAAGTAGAAGGTGGAGAAACCGCTGGAGAAGGTGGTGATGAATTTGCGACAGGAGCAGAAGGATTACCTGGAGCAGAAGAAACATCACCAGCAGAAGAAACATTAGATACTGAACCAGCAGCGGAAGGTTATAAGATTGAGAAAGACCTACCACTTATATTAGAAAATAAAGGAATCGATTTACCTAATCTAGAGGAAATGACTAAAAGAAGTAACCTAGATATAGATAAGATAAGTAAAGAAATAGACGATTTGGTAGATGAATAATATTTATTATTAAAGATATTATAAAATGAATTCATTCGGACACTACAAAAAATCAATAGACTCAATTCTAGAGAGCTCTTACACAGACAAAAAATTATTCAAAGAAAATTTCCACGTTATTATGGGAGCTATGAAATTATCTAAAGATTTTAGAGAATTTTTTACACTTTATAATGATTTTGAATCTTCATCACTTAATGAAAATACATTGGAAGAATATGTTAATGAATCAGTTAATTATCTGAGACCAAAGATTAAAAATCTGAAAGTAGTGTGTGGTGTGTTAGATAACGTTTTTAGTAAAAGAAAAAATCTTATAAAAATTAATGAAAATAAGATATATGATAATTTAGATTATTTAATTTTTAAAACAGGGGTTAAAACATTAAATAAAAGAATAGAGACAAAAAAAGAATTAGTTGAGAGTATTAAAGGTAGAAAATCAACTTCTAAACTAGAAACAGGTTTGTCTCCTAAAATATTAGCTTATAGCTTATCGGAAAACTTTAATAAACAGTTCAGTAATTTAGGTACAGAAGAAAAAGAAATGATTTCTGAAATCATAAACCTAAAAAATGAAGAGGTGGATAAAAATTTCACTCAAAACAAAGATTCTATAATAGGGAAAATAAACACTCTAGTTAAAGAAAATAAGGACGACAATTTAACTGCGAGACTTATAGAAACAAAGAACAAAGTCATTACTATGAAGAATAGTAAATTATCCCTACTACAACTGAAACAACTTAACCAGGATTTGAATTATTAGATAGTAGTTATTATATTTTAATAAAATGTAACTATTATGAAAACAGGGAAACGAATACCTTTAAAGGTAAATTCTAAATTTAAATCACACATCGGTACGGTTGACTCCAAAACCCTAAAATCATTATACATTCAATTTTCCAGTTGGGTTGAACCGGTATCCGAATCTAGTTGTTGGGAGTGTGTGGTTAAAAACTTTAAAAAATCTATTAAAACTAGGATGAGTTCACTAGTTAGTGTGGACAATTTCAAACCAAAGTTAATCATAGACTTAGATTTAAGAAGTAGTGGTTTGAATGTTAGTAAAAGGTCTTTCATGAAATGTGAAATAACTATGTTTACTAAACAAAAACTAGACCTTAAAAATAAAGACTTAGTTAGTGAATTAGAAAAAAACACTAACACTCTTATTGATGAAGAAAGTAACTCTCATAAACATTTTCTTTTTTATTCATCCAAAACCAAGTAATTCCATCTCTAGTACAGACTTTTTTATTTACCACTTATATTTATCTATAGAATAAAGTTATAATAAAAACAAAACAATATGGGATTAATTACAGGAACAGGCCCAGGTGCGGGCATAGGTAATACAGTTGGACCAGAAACATTTGGTGTCTCAGGTAAATCAGCAACGCAAATGGACATTTACAATTATAATAAAATTACCATACACTACACAACAGGTAAGGGTAATAAAAATGCGTCTGATACAATGGTATTAACTAATACGGGCTGTATTTTTAATGGACAACCACAGTGGGATTATGAGGATGGTACTTATGATGGGGATTTTGATGTTCCTTATAT